TCTACAGGCTATCGTTTTGCCGATTCTCAAGGTGTAGATGTTTGGACCAAGGGACAGGTATCTTTATTAAATGATGTTTATGAAAACCATGAAGTAACTACTGCCCTACAAGCAAATGGGAAGCCTAGTCAGCATGTTCGTTCTATTAGATATAGCGACAGAGATGCCGTATTGCTTCATGATGGATATGATGTAGATAAGGTTTATCAACCTATAACAGCCTCTGTTAGTAATAAAGCCTTAACTTCAAACGTGGCTACATTAACTACCTCTGCTGCTCATGGTCTTTCAGTAGGTATGGAAATAGTAATTACTGGTGTAGATGCTACCTTTAATGGTACTTACACTATTACTACAGTACCTACAACTACAACATTTACCTATGCTAAGACTGCAACCAATGTAACATCTGCAGCAGTATCTCCAGTAGGAAGTGCTACAAGCACTTTAACACATTTTATTGATTACAATTCTGGTTCAGCAGAACCTGTATATGGTATCTGTGATGATGGTACATACGCCTATTGGGTAACCAATACACCGCAAGGTGGTGCGTCAAAGTTACATATGTATAAGAAGCCATTAACTGGAAATTCTAGCGATACATCTGATGTCGTTACTATGTTTTATGCTACGGGAACTACCGTAACAGATGCTCTATTAGAGTATGTAAAAGATCGCATAGTCATGTCCGTTAATAATAAAATTTTTGAGGTAGCGCCTAATGCAACCGCTTTACCTACTGCTCTTTATACAAATCCTGTGACTACATATGTTTATACAGGTATTACTGCTTCAGGTCCTGCTATTTATACCTCTGGTCATAATGGTATTTTATCAACTATTCAAAAATATACTTTAAGTAATACATCTGGACAAATGCCGACATTGACATCAGCCATTGTATCTGCTGAGTTTCCTCCTGGTGAAATTGTTTATGACATTTATTACTACCTAGGATACATGATGATTGGTACCAATAAGGGTGTCCGTGTTGGTGTAGTTAATGACCAAGATGGTTCTATATCTTATGGTCCTCTTATTGTAGAAACATCACAGCCTTGTTATGATTTTGTTGCTCGTGATCGTTTCGTATGGTGTGCTACAGGTATTGGTTCATTAGATGCTGGTCTTATTCGTATTGATTTAAGCACTTCAGTAGAGGGTGAATCCTTAAGATTTGCTTATGCTAATGATTTACAATATACTCAAACAATAGAACACCGAACTACTGGTGTGGCTTTCTTTGGAACTAGTAATAACCTAGCCTTTTGTACAGCCTATAACTCAACTGTTGGACATGTATACAGAGAATTACCAACAGTTAAAAAGTCAAATGGTTACTTAATTACTGGTGCTATTCGTTATGGAACACTAGAACCTAAAAACTATAAGTTCATTCGTGGTCGTGGAACCTTTACTAATGGTGCTATGGATATAGCAACTATAGATTCAAGCAATAACACCTATGCAGTTATCACATACAACTCTTCTATTGGTACTCCAGAGGCTGCTACAAATAGCCCTGATGGACCACAGGAGTTTATCTCATATAAATTTACGCTCTCACGTAGCGCAAGCAATACCAGTCTTGGCCCAACTTTCAAGGGCTTTCAGGCAAAATCTCTTCCAGCGACTAAGCGCCAAAGGTTGATTCAGTTCCCTGTTTGGTGTTATGACGTGGAAACCGATAGATACAATGTACTGGCTGGATATGAAGGCCGTGCTTGGGAGCGTATCCAAAAGTTAGAAGATATAGAAGCCGCTGGCGATATCATTAATGTTCAAGACTTTACTACTGGAGAAAGGGTCCAAGCCTTGGTAGAAAGAATCTCATTTGTTCGGAAGACGCCACCTAGTGCTCGTTATGACGGGTTTGGCGGTTTATTAACTATCACAGTTAGAACGGTCTTATAATGTCTACGACAGAATGGGCTGGATTAGGCGTCGCAGTAGCAACTATCGTGGCCAGTTTTGCTGGTTCAATTAGATGGTTAGTGAAACATTATCTTGAAGAATTAAAACCAAACGGGGGCAGTTCCGTGAAAGATCAAGTGAATAGACTCGAGGCCCGTGTTGACCAAATTTATCTGCTCCTTAGTAATAGGGATTAGTTTACTTTTTATACCAACCCCAGCAAGTGCAGAAGATGTAATAATTAACCTTGATGCTACAACCGCTTATGTAGATGTAGTAGTTCAAGTAGATACAACAACAGCCTATACAATTACCACTACTACTGGACCACGAACCGAAGTGGTTGATTCTCAAACAGTAGAGCGTGTGGCTTGGGTAGATTCTTGGCTATGGTTATATCGTGGCGTTGCTGATAGCACTACTGCCAATCCTATTCGTGGTGATGATGATAGCAACCATTCTTTAAATAATTATTTTGCATCTGCAATTAGTGGCGTATTAAACGCTGACACCTATACAATTCGTGCTACCTCTTACAATTATGTAGTTGGTGGTGAAAGACCAATAGGCACTTATACTTTAAGCAGTAACTTGATACCACCTAGAGATACCTCTACTGTTGTGGTTGATACAAATACAGCAACAGTTGATGGAAGTACAGTAACGGTGGATACAAGCACACCAGTTGCTCCAACTCCTCCACCTGAGCCTCCTGTTGTAGCACCTGAACCCCCTGATATTGTTTACATTCCACCTCTAGTGGAACCAGAACCTCCAGCAGAAGTAGAAGAACCACCTGTTGTTATAGAAGAACCCCCAGTAGAAGCAGAAGAGCCTCCTGTTGAGGCTGAGGAACTCCCTGAGGAAGTGGAAGAACCACCTATCCCAGTTGAGGAACCACCTGTTGAGGAAGAAGCACCACCTGTAGAAGAAGTTGTACAGGCAAGTGAAGTTGAATTAGAAACCCTTGCACCTGAAACACCAGTTCAATTAGACAATGGTGTAGTGCTTGAGGCTGGCACAGTAGTAGCCCTACAGTTGCTAGAAAACCCAGCAGAATTAATTGCAGCAATCTTTGACAACCCAGCAGAGGTACTTATTGCCCTTTCAAATATTGGTGCTGATATGTCTGAAGAAGAAAGAACAGCATCAGAAAATACAATTATTGCTTCCGTTATTGCTGGTCAGGCTGCTATTAATGCAGTAGGCGCAGCATCCGCTGCTAGAACAGCAACACCTACACCTACCAGTAGTGGTGGTGGCGTGCCATCAAATGATAATATTAAGTTATATAAAAGGAGAAAACCTTGAAAATATTAAGAGATATGGTTCAACAATTATGGACCTTATTAGGTATGTTTATTGCTTGGGTCGTATTAACTGGCTCAGCAAAAACTGTAGTTGGGTATGCAATCATACTAACTCTGGTAGTCTGGGCTATTACCTATCCATTGCGTAACTCTAACAATGAGTAACGATATCGATTGGGAATACCAGAATAAATTAAGGGAACAATGGCTAAAGGATAATCCAGACACGGGTTATCAGGGATGGATGTCAATATGAACGTAGTAGATATAGCAAAGTCACAACTTGGATACCAAGAAGTAGGCAAGAACAACGACAGTATGTATGGCAAGTGGTATGGATTAAACAACAACCCTTGGTGTGCAATGTTCGTATCTTGGTGCTTTGACCAAGCAGGACTAGTAGCCACAGTAGCAGCCCAAAATAAAAAGGGTTTTGCTTCTTGTGATGCAGGATTAAAATGGTTTGCTAAAAAAGGAAAGATAGTTCCAGTTGGCAAAGCCCAACCAGGAGATATAGTTTTCTTCCAATTCGATGACGATGCACAGGCTGACCATGTTGGCATATGTGCTAGTAATGATGGAAAGAAATACCTTATGGTCTACGAGGGCAATACCTCAGGGGATAATAAGGGCAGTCAATCAAACGGAGATGGCGTGTATCTAAAGAAACGTGCCTACTCCCTAGTAATGGGCGTTGCTCGCCCTTAAGGATGGATATGAACATAACTAAGTTAAAAGCAATTGCAATTTCCTATGCTCGTGCAGGATTCGCTGCCGTGCTTGCTCTGTACCTTGCTGGTACAACTGACCCAAAGACACTAGCATTAGCAGGTGTCGCTGCTGTCGCAGGACCTCTTCTAAAGGCTTTGGACTCCTCAGCCACAGAATTTGGTCGCGGAAGTAACTAATTAAATACCCCTAAATAGCCTTTAAAGGCCGTTTTAAGACATGAAGTCCCCCTACCTAAGGTAACTACCCTAGGACAGGGGGCTTTTTGTCGTTTTGCACGATTTATAAATTTAATATATCTTACCCCTGCGGGAAACCGTGGGGCAGAAACTTCAATGACGGGTGACGGCAAAAGCCTAACCAGCCTCCCTGACCACTCATAATTTTTATGGGGGGTAGGGGGGCATTTCTTAATTTCAGGGTTCAGGCAGGGTTCGATTGGCGGTAGCCAATAGGGTGTGGTAGGTTTACACCATGAACGAATTACCTAAACATATATCCTATTCCTCTCTTGGAACTTATCAAGAGTGTGGATGGAAGTACAACTTAACTAAATTACAAGGCGTACCTGAGAAACATGCTGTCTGGTTTACAGGTGGGTCTGCTGTCCATAAGGCTACCGAGATTTATGATCTAAATCCTGGGTTTGCCGAAACTATTTGGAATGATGCTTGGTTTCAACAAGTAAAAGAAGATGAAGAACTGAATGGAGATATGCTCTCTTGGGAATATGCCAAAAGAGAAGACATGTCTTGGTGGTATGGAGAAGGTTTATGGATGCTAGAACGTTGGATAGAGTTTCGTTCCAACGGGTGGGGTGTCTATAAGGACTACATCGAAAAACAGTATGAGGTTCCTTTGGTAGATACTGTTGTAAAGATGGCCATTGACCGAGTGATGACGGATTACGATGGCAAGATAGTCCTTTTAGACATTAAGACAGGGGCGTCATCTCAAAGACACCCACTTCAACTTGCAACTTATGCGTGGGCTTTGCGCAAGATGGATGGCCTTGAAGTGGACAAAGCGGGTTTTTGGGATGCACGCACTGGTCATGTAACTACTTGGAATCTAGAACATCTTGCTACTCAAGAGGTAGAACATATATACTCTGAATTTGATAGAGCACGTAAGGCTGAAATATTTTTGCCTAACTTGTCCAATTGTGGACGTTGTGGTGTACTATCACACTGTAAGTTTATGAATGGTAAATATACAGAAAAGGAGAAAAACAATGGCTAATGCTAACTTCCAAGTTAGTAGTAAATTACCAGATGGTCGCATTTTTGTGATTGCTGGTAATGCTGCCGATGAGTTCAAGCAAAACTTGACTCATATATTAGGTGATGTCGGGGCTGAGAATTTAATCTCAACCATGGCAACATCGGTAGAGGGAGTACCTGCTTCATATGAAGAGGCAGTAGGCAACCTTGCAAAAGGTCTAGGTGCTAGGCCAGTATCAAGCCCAACACAAACCTTTACGCCAAGTACAGGTCCATCAGGCAAAACGTGTAAGCATGGTGAGATGACAAAACGTACTGGTGCTGGTGCTAAAGGACCATGGAAAGCGTTCATGTGTCCATCACCAAAGGGTACCCCAGATCAGTGTGAGCCAGTATGGATCCGACGTACTGACGCTGAATGGAGTACATTTTAAACAATGAGAACTTTAGCCCGTGCAGTAGGTAGCAAAGATATTGGTGGCGAACCATTACCAACAGTATTTCGTACCTTTGAGATCAATAAGATTGTCATTAGACGGGCAGAAGTATCTATGATTGCTGGCACTCCAGGGGCAGGTAAATCAACACTTGCCCTTGCGATTGCCCTTAGGACAAAAGTTCCAACGCTTTATATAAGCGCAGATACTAATGCACATACAATGGCTATGCGTCTGCTATCAATGATTTCTGGTCAATCACAATCCGTGGCTGAACAGATGCTCATAGAAAATGTTGATGAATCGCGGAAAGTAATCAACGATAACTCAGGACATATCTTCTGGTCATTTGAGTCAGCCCCTACTTTGGTTGATTTAGATCTAGAAGTTTCTGCTTTTGAGGAACTATGGGGTTGTCCACCAACCTTAATCGTAGTCGATAACCTAATGGATATTGCTAACGATGGTGGTGAAGAGTTCGCAGGAATGCGTTCTACAATTAAAGAACTGAAATATCTTGCAAGAGATACTAATGCTGCGGTTCTTATCCTTCATCACACGAAGGAATCTTACCCTGGTAATCCGTGCCAGCCTAGATCAGCGTTACAAGGAATGGTAGCACAATTGCCAGCCTTGATATGTACAGTCGGAAGTAATGCTCCTGGATATATTGCAGTTGCTCCTGTTAAAAACAGGTATGGCAAAGCAGATCCAAGTGGAGATACATCTTTCTGGCTACAATTTAATCCTGAAATGATGGAAGTTTCCGATATCCCTGAAAGAATATGAGTGCTAAGGATATCTGGGAATTAAAACCAGACTATAAAGAGTCCATGGATATACGTGGTGAATCTACCAAGATATGTCCTTGTGGTTCTTTTGTTTGGAAACTACTCGTCGAATGGGATGACGATAGTGATACAATAAGTTCATACTTTATCGATATGGAGTGTGCTGTCTGTGGGACAAAGGCAACAGCCCCAACAGAGGAGAGACTATGAAGAAAAACAACCTGAAATACATCTTAATGTGTTTTGTGGTCTTTGCGGGTACATGGCATCAACCTGCGGTTGCGTCTATTATGGGCGTAATCCATATGAGCCCGACTTGTAAAGACTTCCATATGACAATTAGCCAGAGTAAAAAACTTGCTAAGAGTTACGCACTTATGAAAGTAAAGCAAATAGGTTGGAATGACCGAGAGTGGAAAGCATTACTCACTCTTTGGACTAAAGAATCTCGCTGGGATTACACAGCAGATAATCCAAGGTCGTCAGCGTATGGCATACCCCAAATGCTTAATATGCCTGAGGATACACCCTTAACCAAACAAGTTGATTTAGGGCTGAAGTATATAAAAAAGCGGTATAAAACGCCTACTTTAGCGCTTAATCATCATGATAGAAAAGGCTGGTACTAAGACTAAATGGCCAACAAAAATGGACGCAAAGGTTCTTTGTTTGAAACAACTGTTCTAAAATGGTTGCGTTCAAATAGTTTGATAGCCGAAAGGTTAACGAAGGCAGGGGCTAAGGACGAAGGCGACATTGTTGTCATGGCCAATGGTAAAACTTATATCCTGGAACTCAAGGCGACTAAAGCACTCAAGTTGCCTGAGTTCTGGAATGAGGCAGTAGTTGAAGCAAAGAATTATGCAAGGGCTCGTTCAATTAGCGAGGTACCGCCATCTTATGTTATTATTAAGCGTAGAATGGCAGGAATAAATCAAGCATGGGTGGTAGAAGATTTTGACCAGTGGATCAAGAAAGTCACAACGTGTAAATGTCCTACCAATTAAGGATATATTAGAACATTATGGCGCAAAGGTACCTGAACGAAG